GCTGACGGCAATCACATCATCAGCATCGAAGAAGTTGAGCAGTGCTCAATTGATTGGGTGAAAGCCTTACCTTTGATAAACTATAAACCTATAACGACATGGCAGGAGTAAAAATTACCGACTTAGGAACGCTTGCTACGGCAGCAAGTGACGACTTATTATACATTGTGGATGTCAGCGACACATCGCAATCACCTGAAGGCACATCCAAGCAGATTGAGGTGGGGAATATGTTTTCAAGTGGAAGCTATACACCTACAATCAGTGGAGAAACTAACTTGACTGCTGCAACTAATGCTGCAACCTATATCCGAGTTGGCAATGTTGTAACAGTATCAATTCAATTAGATATACAATACGATGCTTCTGAAAATTCAGGATTGTTTGAAGTATCACTACCAGTTGCATCAGATTTCACAACTATAAAGCAATGCTTTGGATTGCTTCAATGGTCTTACGCTGGTACGGAATCTGAAATTGTTTCAGTAACAATCGGAGCAAATATAACCAACAACACATGTGAAGTTGGACTTGAAGTCGTGACAGAACAATTATCAATGCAATACTGCACCATCCAATTCCAATATGAAATCGTCTAACAACGGCATCCGTCTCATACACTTTAAAATATGAATATATCTAAGACTGGTATTCAATTGGTCAAAGAATTTGAAGGACTTAGACTCAATGCATATAAGTGTAGTGCTGGTGTTGCTACCATTGGTTATGGTTCAACCTTTTATCCTGACAAATCTAATGTCAAGATGGGAGATGTGCTAAGAGATAAGGATGAAGCAGAAGTATTACTCATAGCAACCCTTAAAGACTTTGACATATACGTATCTAAGTACACTAAGTCAGTTAAGTTAACCCAATATCAGTTTGATGCACTTGTATCATTTGCCTTTAATTGTGGATTAGGTGCATTAGGTTCATCTACCTTGCTTAAAAAGGTACTTAGTAACCCTAATGACCCTAACATAGCCTTAGAGTTTGCTAAATGGAATAAGGGCGGTGGTAAGGTGTTGCAAGGTTTGGTTAAAAGAAGGAAAAAAGAATCGGAACTATATTTTAAGGTGGTCGTATAGTGAATATGGCTATCGACCCTAAGAAATTCAAACAAATAGCTGACTTACTTATGGTGTACTGGCACTTGACTATAGGCTCACTAATATCTGTGGTTGGTTTTTGGCTATTCTTTACCAAGAAGATAGACAAAGAGTCATTCGCCTATATCATTGGTGCGGTTGTTACGTTAAAATGGGTGTGGAAACCAACTGAGAAAGGGGGTAACAATGATTGAAGGGGTAAAAGATACTATTCAATCCATTTCTAAGATTACTTATGATACTACCTATGTAGTTATTCGTAAGGAAATCAAGCAACCTGAACCATTTACCTTTATAAATCACTACATGGGAGATACTTCTATGTATCTCTATCAAAATCAATGGGGCGAAACGCTATATGTTCACCAAAAATTAACTAAATTTGAGCCAATTGTTGAGGTAGAAGTTGAAACAATACCAGTAATACCATTTTTTGCATCGGATACTATCCAACCTTGTGATGCTAAGTGGTTAATTAAGGGTGAAAAGTTTGAATTAAAACCTTATTCTATACAAAAATGTGAAAATAAGATGGTTCAAGACTACTTATATAGTGACTTATCAAACTCAATTGTAATGATGTTAATGTTATTAGCTACTTCTATATGGCTATATCGTAGTGTTTTTATTTGGGCAGAAATGATAGGTAAGATTAATAAGATAGTTCGTGCATAGAGATGTCTACACGCTATATCTTAGCTAATTCAATTGACCTACTCTATGTAGTTGCTGACTATGAAGGTCAGATATTGCGCTCAAATGATTTGTTTAAAGAGTACTCATCTCATATTAAACCTAAAAAGGTAAGTGATATAATCTCAGATGATACTGAGTTAGATGATTATGTAGCATCTGTTAAGAAAGCCATTGAGATTGAACCTAACCCAGTTAGAATATACGCACGAACCAAGCAGAAAAATAGTGGGTTAAGATGGAACTTGTGGAACTGCTACGCAATACTTGGCTCACTTCATTTTATTGGTTTTCAAATTACTGATGTGACCAGCATAACAAGTCACGAACACGAAAAACAAAAGCAGTTATTAGAAGAGTTTAGGTTTATGTTGAGCCACGAATTAAGGCAGCCATTGACCTCAGTAGCTGGTGTGGTTAAGTTGTTACTTGACAAAGATGGTAAGATGGATGATGCTGAACAGACTGAACTATTGAAGATGGTAGATGATTCAATGAAGAGGTTAGATATAGCAGTTCATTTATTGGTTAAGAAAGCAACAAGGCAGCTATGAGAGAATGTATGCTACCAATGGACGAAGACGAAGCAGATGAAAGATTGCTTAATGTAGTTAAGCACTATGTGACTGAGAGAGAAATGCCAATCTATGTAGCTAAGAATGTACTAAGAAGTAACCTAAGAGATAAGTCATGCTTTGAATTACAATGGGAAAAGTTTATTAAGTTAATTGGTGGTTATGCAACAAAGTAAATTTGACTCAATTGATAAGGTGTTAATGATTGTAGGTAGTATTATTATGCTGCTTATCTTCATTCATACTTGTGGAATGAATGGTCAGTTAACTATTGACTATCGTAAGATGAAAGAAGAGGTGCAAAATTATAAGGTGCAACACTTGGCAGATTCAAGTAAGTTGATAAGTCAAGCGGTAAACTATCAAAGTGAGATTGATTCAAGGGATATGGCAATTAAGTTACTTGCTATTCGTAATCCTAAAGAGGTGGTTAAGATTAAGTATAAGACTAAGGTAGAAACTAAGATTCAACTTGCTGAACCTATCACAATTGATTCAACCAGTTACATTAAGTTACCAGTTCAATTCTCAGATTATAGTGAATGGTATTCTATTGATGGTAAGATTGACACTACTGGAAGCCTTGTAATCGATTCAATTGTATCAAGTGGTACTTTGACCTATTCGGTAGGAGATACTTTAAGAGATGGTCTATTTAATAGGTTACTGAGAAAAACAGATAGTGTAGTTAGATTGCACATTGATAATCCTACTATGTCAATTACTAACCTTTCCAATATATATGTCAAGAAAGAACCTAAGTGGTATCAATCTACTGCATTTAAGGTAGGTGTTGGTGTATTATTAGGTATTGGATTGAGTAGCCAACTAATCAAATAATAAAGTTTTGTATTTCATTATCAGTCAATTACGAAATGTAAGTAAAAATAATTGTGTTTATTTTGATAGAAGTATTGCAGATTCAAAATATAGTTTTACATTTGCCCTATCAATAAGTCACAAAATATTTACTCACTCACTAAATCAAACATTATGAACACATCAACTACAAACATCAGAGAAACTTTAAGTTTTAAACTTGTTTCAGAAGAAGCAAGAGAGTTATCTACAAAATTACAAAACACTATTTTTATCATTCAAAAAGGTAATACATTGTATACATCAATGTCAAGAGATAAAGGTACTATCTTATCTTCTTGGAGTTTTGGAAATGTAACAAATTACTAACCTAATCAAGGGAGGCTCAGACCTCCCTACTTTTTTCATTTATAATCTTCTAATCAATCAATCTAAAATTCATAAACTATGAACACATCAACTATTTTCAAACTTCAAGAGGGTAACACCTATTTTCACTATGACCATTTGAACGGCTCAATGGTATCTGTAGTAACTGATGGATGCTATAGCGGTATCTTTACCAGATGCGATTCTAATTGTGCTGTAATGGCAAGACAATTCCACAAAGAAGAGTATCACAATGTACCTCTTATCTATCGTGACTATATTGCAGTATCTACAGAAGAGTATGTAGAGGCATTTGACAAAGCAATGGCTAAGTTAGAAGAGGCATCACACATTATGTTTAAATCACTTTAATTTTTAATCAATAAATCCAAATCAATTATGTTACCAACTTTAAATGCTCCAGTAGGAGGCGAATCAAATTATTCAAATAAGATAGCACCAGTAGGAATGCATCTTGCACGTATCTATCAAATCATTGACTTAGGTACAACTGAACAAACTGGTCAGTTTGGCGGTAAGAAAAGAAAGGTTCAAGTATTATTTGAACTACCATTAGAAACGGCAGTCTTTGACCCTGAGAAAGGTGAGCAACCATTCTATGCACGTAATATGTATACCTTATCAATGCACGAGAAAAGCACCCTAAGAAAAGATGTGCATTCAATGATGGGTAAGACCTTAACAGATAATGAGGCTAAGTCATTTAACATCTTCAATCTACTTGGTAAGGAGTGCATGGTTAACATCATCCACAAACAAAGCGGTGATAAGACCTTTGCTAATATTCAAACTATTACACCAGTTCCTAAAGGTATGGTATGTCCACCAGCGGTTAATCCACAACTTGTATTCTCAACTCAGCAACCTGATATGGATGCATTCAGAAAGTTACCCGAGTTTGTTCAGGATAAGATTAAGTTGAGTGATGAATTTATAGCTTATATGGAATCTCAAATGAATGATAGTAAGTATTCAGTTAGCAACTTACCACCAACCTTTGAAGTAGAGAAACCAGTTAACCCAAGTGACTTTGAATGGATGCAAGGTGACTCAGAAGACCCAACTAAATTACCATTTTAATTAATCAATGGAGGGTTAATAGCCCTCCTTAAAAAACCAGCTATGAAAGCAGAATTAATACTCAAGGTTGACTCACTCTATGAAGTCATCAACCATTCAAATACTTTCAAGACTCAGCAACTAATCAAAGATGCCCCAAATAAGGTTGAGGACAAACTATCTTACGACATTACCGAGCATACTATCAAATTAGCAAATGAAGTTCTTAAATCAATTGAAACGAGTCGTAAGGCTATTACCTCACCACTTGATGCATACAAGAAGCAAATCATGGACGTGGAGAAAGAAGCAGTTGAGCCACTTAAGAAGTATATTGAATCTGCTAAGAGTAAGATGTTAGCCTACAATGAAGAGTTAGAAAGAGTTCAACGTGAGGCAAACGAAAAGTTAAGGATTGAATCTGAGAAAGCATTAGAAGATGCACCCTTTGATGTATTCAATACTTTAGCTGGTTACTTTGTTGACCAAGCAGTTAGCATCAATACTGAGCAACCTAAGAACATTAGGGTTACTAAGAAAGCAAGAATCAATGGTGAAGTGAACTGGTCAATGGTACTTAATGTATTGTTTGCTGCTGAATGTATAGACTACCAAGACTTGCTCACACCACTTGCAAAGGCTATGGAAAAATGCGGTGTGGTTAAGATTGATGGTATTGAAATTTACGAACATAAAACTCAAGTAATTCGATAAGTTATGACACGTGACCAATTCGTTTATTTTCCAGCACTATCTTGCTCACGAATCAAGAAACACTATACTGGTGACATCAGTTATGCAAAGGTAGCACTTGAGTTAGGTGTTAGCCTACACCATCAACTACTTGATTTGAAACCTGAACAGATGAACCTTGAGGCATACAATGTACACAAGGCAATAGCTAACCACCCAGTAGCATCAAGGATAATGAACGGTGCAATTAATGAACACCCAATGATTAAAGAGGTGCAAGTAGGTAGACATACCATAGAAGGTAAAGCAATGTTTGACATTTACAATTCACAACTTAATGTGATAGCAGACATTAAGACCACATCAGCAAGAACCTTAGATGTGTTTGCCTCTGACATGGTCAAGCACTACAATCACATTCAAGCAGTATGGTATAGCCTTATAGCTGGAATAGACCCTAAGAACTTCTTTTACATTGGTGTAACATCAAGGTCTAAAAGGTTAGGTAGTAACTCAGATACTATCTTAGTGTATAGGCATTCAGACCAAGAAATATTAGAAGCACGTAAGTTAATTACTGGATACCTTGACCAAAACATTGACCAACTTAAATCACATTTTAATTCATCTTATAAATCGTAACTATGAAAAATGAAACTGCAATAGAAATCATACTTAGACTTCTTAAATTACATACTAAGTTAAACAGAGAATGCCCTGAGATATTAGAAGTCATAGAAAGCTACTTAGACATTGAACAGAATCAAATTACATCTGCTTGGAATGATGCATTTCTAATAGGTAAAAATGGATTCATTCTTGAAGATTATAGCAATGGCAAAGAATATTATAATGCAAAATATAAGAAGCCATGAACCATGAACTAATAGCGCACATCGAATACCTTAAAGATAAGGACATGAGATTTAAGGTAATTGAGGAAAGATACCTTATTGCAGTTAGTAGATACTTTATGTGCAATGGTGAACTGCCATCACACCAAATAGCTAACTATCTTGGATTAAATAACCATAGACTTACTTTAATGATTCAGGATAAGATGGCTCAAATGACTGGTGTAGAACTTAAAAATAATGCACCTAAAGTCAACATCTATAATTCACTTAAAGACTTAGAATATAAGTCACCAAGAAGTTATAGATACGAATGGCAGCCAGTTTATGAATTAGATTACTATAACTACCTTGCAACCAATTCAAGAGAGCAAATCATTCATAACTACAAACTATTTCTACATGAGTCAAGAAGCAGAAATCTACAAGGTAATAGCAAGGTATCTAACACTCAAGCACCCAAAGGTAATATTTAGATTTGACTTTGCTGCTGGTCTCTACCTTAGTCCATACATGGCTAATAAGCATAAGGCTCAGAATCCAATCAAAGGTTACCCTGACTTATTCATTGCAGTACCTAAAGGTAACTTTGCTGGTCTATTCATAGAAATAAAAACTGATAAGGCTAACCCATTCAAGAAAGATGGTACACTCAAATCTAATGAGCATACTGAACGCCAAGCAGAAGTATTAAAAGCATTGAATGAAGTTGGATATGCTGCACTATTTTCTACTGGTGTAGACGAAACAATTAAAGTGATTGAGAGTTATCTTAATCAAGAATAATTTTGTAACTTAGCACCATTCAGAACTGGAATCCTGAATGAGTTAAAAACATTGTCACCCTATGGTGACTGCGAGGCAATGAGTAAAATCTGAGCCGATTCCAGCGCAGTCTTCATAGGGTATTTTTATTATTATGAAAGCAAAAATAGACAATCTTGAAAAAGACGAATTGATTGAAATGATTAAATCAATGTGGGTAGAAAAAATATTAAAAGATTTAGATTATGAATACCCTGATGAATGTGTACAAAAACAAATTTCACTTGAATCTTTATTTATTGATACTGCAATCAATATTGACAATAATATTTTAAAATATTTTGGTCACGATGTTTGACTATTTTAATGGGTATTGGAACTGGGCAAGTCTCAACCCAAATAAGGTCAATTCAACATCAACTGCAATTTACTTTTACATCTTATCAATTGCGAATGAATTGCATTGGAAAGAGTCATTTGGTCTATCAGCTACTCAGATAATGAATGGTGTTAATATAGCAACCTACAAGACCTATAAGAAGCACTTTGATGAATTGGTTGAGAATGGATTGATTAAGGTAGTACAACCATCAATTAATCAATATAAATGCAATGTACTTGCCTTAGTAAAATTTACCATAGCACAACCAAAGCAAAGTATAGAGCAAGACCAAAGCACCAACCAAAGCACAACCCATATTCATAAGACTATTAAAGAGGTAAAAGAGAATAAAGAATATAAAGACAAAGAGCCAAAATCTATAAATGATTTTGTCAAGTTGATTGAGACTGAAAAATACTTAGGAACTGATGTAATTCTTAATACTACATTCATCAACTATATTCAAATGAGAATCAATATGAAAAAGACACCTACTAAGAATGCAGTTGAGATACTTACTAAGAAACTTAAAGAGATATCTAAGGCTAACAAAGATGTTGCTATTAAGATTCTTGAAAACTCAATAGAGAATAACTGGATAGGCATTTTTGAACTCAAGACTAATAACTCTAACAACTTTGTCAAGTCAGCACCAGTAGTCTTTAATCGTTCATCACAAGGTCAACATTATGTAGGTGACGATATCAAATAGTTGTACGTACAAAAATTAAAAATCAATACGTACAAAAAAATAAATGAAAATAATTTGATTGATGTATTGCATATTCAAAATAAGATGTATATTTGCCTATCAATAATTCACTAATCAATTACTAATTATGAAAGCAGCAGATTTAAAAAAAGGTTCAATAGTAGAGATAAGAGTAAACTTGTCTGCGGAAAAAATGAATCGTCCAGTACAAGTTGAAATTGTAAGATGTACAGAAAAATTCTTATGGTTTAAAAGCAATCACTTGCAAAGAATGGGTAGAACTACATTCGATACTTTTATTCAGCATTTTGGATATAGCATAGTATCAATCTAAAAATCAAGGGTGGCTAACAACCACCCACTTTACTTTAACCAATGACTAACCCACAACAAGCACTTATAGGTATCTTAATGACGGGCGAGACCCATCAAGAACTAATGCCTCAATTAGGTGAGCATCTTTTCAATGAGGTGCTTACCTCAAGATGCTACCAAGTAATTAAGAAAGTAATTGACAAAGGTCTTACACCTAACTTGGTCAATTTCTTTATGACTGCCAATAAACTTGATAAGTTCACACCTAAAGAAACATCTGAGATAGTGATGTGGTCAAACAACTTGACCTATAATGAGCCAGTTAATGAATACATAGCTATCTTAAAAGATAACCACATTAAGCGTTCAATAGCATCAATAGTAACTGAACAATCATTAGGACTTGTTAATACTGATGGATTCACAACTGCAACATCAATCATTAAATCATTGACTGACCTACTTGATACTGGTAGTAATTCAGATAACATAATTAACTTATCTGACCTTACCAATGATGAACGTGATGCATATTATCGTAGGGCAGCACTAACACTATCAGGTAAGACTACTGGTCTTGAAACTGGGTTGAAGTCTCTTAATAAGTTTACTGGTGGTTTTCATCCTGAGTTCATTATCATAGCTGGTAGACCATCAATGGGTAAGACTGCATTAGCATTATTTCATGGTATGAAGAGTGGTGAGGCTGGTATCTATTTCAATCTTGAAATGAATAAGAGCCAACTATGTCAAAGGTTAATACTACAAGATGCTGGTGACACCATCCATTCATCACGTCTTAGAGATGGTAACCTAAGTCAATCTGAATTGCATTCATTTGAAAAGATAATAGGTAACATTGAGAAAGCACCATTTCTAATCTACGATAAGGCAAGGTGTGGAGTTCACGAGGCAATAAGGGTAATGAAACGTGAACATAGAAAAGGTAGATGCAAGTGGGCTATCATTGACTACTTACAACTAATGACCATAGAAGGGTTTAAAGGAGGTAATCGTGAAGCAGAGGTAGCTGAAATAAGTAGAACATTGAAAGCAGCACAGAAAGAACTTGGCATACCTATCATAGCACTTGCACAATTAAGTAGGGAAGTTGAAAAGAGACCTGATAAGAAACCAATCTTATCTGACCTGAGAGAATCAGGTTCATTAGAACAAGATGCAGACTCAGTAGCCTTTGTTTGGAGACCATCCTATTATGGATTGAATGATGAAGATGGTAACCCATACACCAATCACATCTTCTATCTATTTGAGAAACATCGTCAAGGTGCTACTGGTATAGTTGAGTTCAGACATTCACCTAACATGACCAACTTCACAGATGTAACTACTCACGATGTTGGTAGTAGTTATTTGCCCAAACCTAAAGACCTAAGAAATTATACTGACAATGACTGGAATAAAGAAACAGATGATACTCCATTCTGAGTATAACAATTACCTTGTTAAGAATCAAACAGAGCCATTTGTTATGTTAGATGAAATGAATCTAACCTATGACCAGTTTGAAGAGTTATTCAATACCTCTTATCCATTTCGCCAGATGTGGTCAATTGAATGTGATTTAACTTACTATGAGATAAGAAGTGGTAAGTGCGAATTTGCAAAGGTCTATCATGGTAAGATACATTGCACTAACAAACAATGTAAAACATAATCATATAATAACTATATTTGTTGACTATGGAACAAATCAAAAAAGATAACAGAGGTGGTAAGAGACTTGGTGCTGGTCACCCATTCAAGTATGGTGAACGTACAATTAACATCACATTTCGCATACCAACATCGCATAAGGAACTAATCAAGGTAATGGTCAAGCAGTATCTTGATAAGGTTAGTAATGAATACAAATCAAGTAAACCAACTAAATCTGAACACTATGGCTGCTGAACAATCAACTATTGAATTAATCTT